GCCTACATTGTCGGACAGAGTATCCATTTATAGGATGATCAGGTGAACGGTATCCTGATAACTTTATAACTCGTTTAACAAGATTAAAACAAGGCTTAGCGATGACGAAAAAATAAACGTCAGCGTTATTGTCCTCGTTTGGCCGCTTTCTTGGCCTTCTTCGCCTTCTTATGGGCCTTTGCTTCCGGAGTGTGAAACTTCCCACTTGGGAGCATAGGACCTATTCTAGCTTCCTTTGGTGCTTTTACCTTCTGTACAGGTGCCAACTTACTCTGACTCTCAGAGGGGGGTGCTCTTGTGCCTTGCTGAATATTCTGATATTGATCATACATATTAGAGGCAGTTTGAACCCCCTGAACGACTCCTTTTACGATTCCCATTCCGGGGACACCGTACGAGCCAAGAGTATCAGCGACGGAACAAATCCAATCGCCCAAACCATTTTCCTCGACCCAACAACCGACTGGCAAATGCCAGACTGTCTTCGAATACAATTCTAAACACTTAGGGTCATATGGGCACGATGGAGTTGCCATTGTGACAAGGTCTGTTTGCGTAGCCTGTGGGAATCGCTCAACAACATAGTGCAAAACTACATCTAATGTTGTTTGTTGACTCAACCCAGTAAAATAAGCTCCAAATTGATTAAATGCTGTGTCTATTGGTAACGTTGAGACCCAAGGTATGAGTCCATTGTTAACGAGGCCTGTGGAATAGGCTATCCCATTTGAAGTGTAGATAGCTCCTGCAAATGCATCGATATTCTCAAAAATTGGAACTATCGAATTACACAAGGTCCCGACCATATAAACACCTTTCTCAGCTGCCCAACTTTGCGAGCCGGACAGGATGAGAGCGTTAGTGGGAGTTTCGGGAATGGTATTAACATTGTAATACTTCACTGGGGCAAAACCAGTCGCTGCCGCCGCCGTCGTGTTGACAGCAGGGTTCACGACAAAGTCTTCTATGATGCGGGGCTGACGCCACACGACAACATTCCCTTGCTTGTACAGGGGGGCTGTGGTATTCCAAATCTCCATACCAATTGATATAACTCGAAAAGGCGTGGTGATATTGACTACCGGATTCAACCCAGCTGAAACAGCAGTCTGCACAGTGGGCAGGTACAGGTTAGTACCTGACGCTGCCCATCTGATTGAGACCCCTCCAACTTGATAACTATTGGCTCCTTGGCCAGTAACCTGAAACACGTTGTTACTCATATTACTCGTACCCATAGGGGTATTAGTGAACAATCCATCAAACGAAATTGATGTGTCCCAGTTGCCAGCTCCAGGTCCATTGACAGTGACCTTCTGTCGGAAAGCTTGCACTATGGATTTACTTGTGACCATATCTGGATAACCAGAGAGACGCCTCTCCTCATCTGGGAAAGGGTCAAGTGCACACTCCATCCACGAAACCGCTTCAGGAATGCAACCTACCGCCAGTGCGCCACGCTCTAAACGCTTTTGTGCTTTGAGTGCCTTTGCCGTCATATTTATAAAATTTCTTTTATTCCTCCATCCATCCTGAGAAATTTTATACCCTTCCAGCTTACCAGCATACCAGTCTAGCGTAGACAGATATGTTGGAACAGATTTATCCAAACCCTCACTCATCAAACGTGACGTGAAAGGGTGGCTGGTATTCACAACGACAAAACATATAGCATCACGGAACTGATTGTAAACAAATTCTCCATGACCAGCACTCATAAGCATAAGTGATATCATCTTCGACAGTTCTTTGTCAATCTCACGCGTTCGCGATAATGAATGACGAAAAGAATAAGCTAAACGGGGAAGCTTGTATTTTGGCACAAACAACCCAGGTTGTAGCTCATGTATTTTGAACCCAAGAAACGACATCCCCTCCAATGTTTTGGAGATGATGAACGGATCAAGAGTATACCCATACAAAGCGAAGGTTTTCACAACTACTTCCTTAAAGGTTTCATCAGAAACAGGAACATTGTCACCACCTAAAACATCATCACCAAATATGTACGCATCAACCAGAACATCAACCTCGTCCTCCGAGAGGCCAAGGTTGAAGAATGTG